GCCAGGTATCCTGTGACTCTGTCAACTGCTGCATCGGCGATGGGGATGTTGGGATCGCGGCTGGTAAGGTGCAGCTTCTGCCAGGTCCTAAGCGGATCTTGGAAGGAAGTGAGGGTGTTCACGGGGTCAGGGAACACCCTGGCCAGAAAAACGAGTCCCTCCTCAGGTCTAAACTCCTCCAGCTTCACCTTCAACCCGAGGTCATTCGCAACCTTGTTAATGCCGGCCTTGTATTGGTCGTCGGCCAGCCCGTCATCTCCGAACTCTGGTCCCATCAGTTGGAAACACTCCTTGGGGGTCAGGTCAGGACGGGTCATTCGAATCGCCGAGTACTGCACGAATCCGGCAATCTCCGTGTTACCATCACAAGTGATCGGAGAACCGCTTCTCACCCCACAACCGGCCAAATAACCAAACCCAAACAATTTGGATCTGGCGGGGCAGGAAATCAGCATACGAAGGTAAGCTGCCAGCTCAGGATTTCCACTGAAATACTTCAGTAAGATCGCATTTGAAATGTGTCTTTGAATCCAAGCTGACACTGATCCGTCGAGATTGCTAAAATCTATCCCAACTGGGCGACCGGTCACAGTGGCGAATTCTTGAACCAACTGGGCAATGGCCACAGGGGTTTTCCCTGGGCAAAACCAGTGTTTGTTGTGTTCAGCGTGCAGAACTTCGTCACGAAACTTCAGGGAGAACGACGAGAACTTCAACAGATATCTCATATCTGGGAACGCTGATATTATCCTGGCGGGCTTGTTGCCGGGTTCGTTCTTAATGAAGCACTCTATTAGTTGACGGACTGGAGTGTCAACGGTCTCCCAAATCTGCTTAACTCTCAAGGTTTGCGATGGCTTATCGAGCATGGTCGCGGTGTCCTCCAGGCTGTACGGCTCGCCGTCGCGCGCTCCACCCAAGACGAGGTCAACGAACTCGACGGCATAACCCTGCACCCTCGATCCGGGGGTACGGTCGTTAGCCACGAACGTGATTCTCTCATCAATTGAAACTGAAGTCGCTTCCCAGCGTTTCGTCATAGGCACGGTATTGACATCCGTGATCAATGGGCTCGAGTAGGCTCTGTAACTCGTTTCTGGCACATCAGCTAGCATGGCAGCTGGCCAGTGGACTGGTGGGGCTTGTGGTCTCCCCACCAACGCAATTTCATCCCTCTCTCCTGTTTTGCCGGTATAGTATTGGCCGAAGAGAGCAAGTTCCTTCTGGTCTTCATATCCCATACCCAACATTCTCGATGTTACTGACATAGCGGAACTCAGGCCGAGCAAGATGTCGTGGTCGGCCTTCTTCATCGACAAACTAACGTCATCACCTGCCCTTCCGATGCTGATCATTTTGGTCGAGTCATCGTC